CTGCTTTGCGTCTTCTGGTTACGACCGCCGAGACCACCAGTGTGCTGGTTGCCATGGAAGACGTGACCAACCTCCTCGTCCAGAGTGAGCGCGTCCTGCATGTGCTTGGCCACCGCGGCATGCAGCTCGGCTACCTCGGGATCGCCGCCCTTGCGAAGATACTCGTTGATGGCCTCGTGGTAGCTGCCCGCCGCCATCGTATGCAGCGCGCGCTTGCGCGAGCCTTCCTTGTGCTGCTCGGCCTTTTCCTCGTGGTGCTGCGCTCGCTTTTTCAGCTCGGCGATGCGCGAGGCGCGGAGCCTGCGGGCCTCGGCACTGGCCTCACGCGCCTCTTCGGTCCAGCTGTCCCCCATCTGGCCGCTAAAGCCGGTGTCATCCGGGTTGGGCTCGCCCTGACCGAAACCGACATCACCCGGATCATTCATGCTGGGAGGCTCGAAGCCGCCAGTGTCGTCTGGCTCTTCGGGCTCACTGCCGTACTCCTCGATAGCGTCATCGAAGCCGGGATAGACCGCATCCTCGATCAGCTGATTGACCACACCATCGCGCATCGCGTCTTCGTTGATCAGGCCGAGCGAAGTATAGATTTGCGTGGTCTGCGCCTTGGCGAGACTGATCTTGGACTTGTCGTCATCAGACAATTGCCAGAGCGGATTCCAGGTGTAGTTGACGTTAGGGTCTTCCTTGCCGAGCGCGCTGCGCATCAGGACCTGATCGAGCATGCCGAGCCGCGGCGCGATGTCGTTCTTCTGTTTGGTGGCGCACTTGTCATAGTAGCTACGCACATCATCCGCGCCGCCGCCCGTGCTGCCGCCCTGCAATCCCTTGCCGTATGCCTGACCAAACAAGATCGAGACCGGGATATCAGCTGCACCGCTGAGCAAGGTCAGGAACTCATGCAGGATCATGTCGAGCCCGCTGTACGCGGTGGTGATGCGATCCCATTCCTCTTCCTTGTCGAGCAGCAACGCACTAATCACGCTCTTGGTCTGAGCAGATAAAGCGAACCTGTCGATCAGACGATCCTTGTACTTCTGATCCATCAGGTTGTTGGCCATGTCGGGGACTTTGATGACATCGAGCTTGCCGTCCGCGACCATTGCGCCGATTGACTGATAGATCGTGATGAAGCTGTTCATCGTATCGACGACGGTCTGCAACACGCTGTCGCCCCAACCGCCGCCGAGCGGAGCGAGCCGCCAATCCGGCAATTCATTCCCAGGCAATTCGAGAACGCGCGAAGGATGTATCTGCTCCAGGCCGATGTTGATTGGAGCTGTGATCGGATAACCCGACTTGCCAAACGGCACGACGTTCTTTTGTTTCGGCGGGACGGCAGAAACTGCGCCCGGCGGAGGCGATGGCGGTTGACCGAGGATGTTCGGCATTACGGTGCCGCCCTCGCCGGAGAACCCAAACATTGGTGTCGCTACGGTGTAATAAGCTGCGCGCGTGTAATATGGATCGTTGACGTTGTAGATGCGCGGGCCAGCATTCAGTTCATAGCGATGCAAAACGACGACATACTTGAGGCAGCCTTTCTTGCACTTCTCCAGCTCGATTGGCTGATTTGGCGGATTGCCGTCATCCACTCCGATAATGATTGCCGACCCTCCGTAGAGCCGAGCCTTGATAATCCACTGTTTGACCTTGCGCTGGAGATCAAGCGTCTTCTCGACCAGCTCAATCGCCTCGATCTGCTCCTGGTTCGCTTGCCACGCGCGCCACTCACGGGTGATGTCTTCTGCCGGTTGATCGCAGATTTTTCGGGCAAGCCAGTCACCGCGGTACATATTTTCGAGCGTATCGCGAGCGAGCAATTCGAGGATGTATTGAACGCTCTTACCAGGATCGACCCCCTGCTTGCCCAGGCCCGTTACAAAATTCTGAAATGTATCGCGGACGTATGTGACGAAGCCCATTTTGCCCAACCCTAATTTTGCGTCTCACCCGCTGGCGGCGGCTGTACTCCCTGTTCGTGCATCACTTGCAGCGCCCGCAGCGCCGTGATGTCACGCGCCTTGTCGGCCTCGTCCTTGCCCAGGAACAAGGCGCACGCCTCATCGCTCACAGCCACCACGGGACGCGCCATGCGCAACGTCATCTGGCCGTTGGGAGCTGGCATCTGCATCGCGGTTGGTGGCATGCCCCAGCACAAACGCTTGGTCAGGTCCTGGCCAAACATCTTGCCGAAATGGCAACCGCCACAGCGGTTTATCTGGGTGATCCCGGTCATGCTTCCCCCTCATCTGCCACCGCCGACTCGACATCCAATAGCATGTCATCGACGGCTTGCACGAGTTCGACTTCCTTTCTGTTGATAGGTCCCCAATGCTGACGCAAGCGCCGCATGCCGATTGCCGTGACCAAGGTATGAAAAGCTGGAGAATATTTCGCCAGCCATTGGTAGTAGCAACCGTCGCCTGAGCCGTAGTTGTCCAGATTGTCATCGGTGGGGTAGAGCCCTTTGGTGAAGCTCGGACGGAAGCCATTGGGATCAGCCTTGAACTCCGAGAACAGGTTGCCGATCTCGGTGCTCGCGCAGCTCTTGATGTTCCAGGACGTTTGGAAGATCGAAGCCTCACAGGTGTCGCTCTGCACATTCTCTGCGCTCATATCGCGGCCTTCCCAGTGATTGCCGCTCGACTCGCGCATGCCGAGCCCCACCATCATCACGAACAGATGGCGCAAGGTGTCGGCACCAGAACGTGAATTGTCCATGCCCTCGGCGCGGAATTCCTGCGCATACCAGCTGAGTGCATCCTTATCGAGATTGCGGGTGTCGGCCTGCGCCATGATGACAACCGCCTGATCATTGTCAGCCAGCCGCGTGAGCGCGAGCGCGAACGTCTGCGCCATGCCGACGTAGTAGCCTTTCTTGGCTTGGCCGCGGTCGTCCCAGACGTAATTGAGCACAGACGGGCTGTCGCCCACGATCTTCTCGATCTTGTCCTGGAGCTGGCGGCTGATCCCGGCTGAGCCGTTGTCTATCCGCCTATCGAGTTCGTCGAGCGCCTCCCAGGTGTTGTTGCCGACGACCCCGTCCGCTCCACCAGCGACGGCCCAGGCACGCTGAAAGCCGATGACGCCAGCCTTGGTGACCGGACCGAATTCGCCATCAGACGGAAGCCCAAGCGTCTCCTGGACGCTCACGACATACGGGCCACTGTCGCCCTCGCCGAGAACCGGCCGCCCCTCCTCGGTGCCGGGAGGTGGCTGCGTTGGCGGCTCAATCGGTGGACGCTCGCCTTCCCCTGGCGGTTCCGCAAGCTCCTGGCCGGAGATCGACTTCGCGATGGCCTGACAGATCGCCTCGAAGTGCGCCTTGTACTGATTGGAGTCGCCAGTGTGATCGCAAAAACATGTCTCCACGAGCACAGCGGGCTCATGGGTGCCGTTTAAGAACGCTAAATCAGACCGGTACTTCGCACCGCGATTGGTGAAGCCGCCCGCATTGCAGATTGCCGCCGACACCTCTGACGCCAAAGCCTGCTGCGACACATAGAGCACCTCGGTGCCGTGCGCGCTGTGATCATAAGCATTGAAGTGCACACTGACATCGAGATCGCGCTGCTGACGATTGTGCCAGCTCACAATGGTGTTGAGATTAGTGCTCTGGTCGTGCGACGTGTTGTCGTGGAATTTCACACAACCGAGCAGCTCAGCCACGCGATCAACGATCTTGCGGGCCTCGTCCACCTCGTCGAGCTGCGGGGGAACAGGATTGCCGCGCGCTCCGCGGATGTACATCCCATGGCCAGACGATATCGCGATCACTCTCGGCATTGGCACCTCCTGTTGTCACAGGCTGGTGTCTGGGCAATGAATGCGGCCAATCCCAGCTCACCAGCCTGCTAAGACACCGAGTCGGCCGCTCGCCATCGGTGTCAATCAAACATCGCCGCCCTTCAACGGCTCGTCCTTCTTCTCTTCCTCGGCGGGTGTTTGCATCCCTGCCGGTTCCTGCGGCAGGCCCGCGGGCGGCGGAGATGGTGCGCGCGTCGGGTTCGATCTGATCTGCCCTGACGGCTCGCCAGCTCCTTCAACCGGATGCGGCGGCTCGACTGGTCCTGGCCCTAACTCCTCGTCCTTCGGTTCCGGCATGTTCGCCTCCTATCGTTGACTTGGTGGTACGACCACAGTCGGTGGCACCGATGGATTGCCCGGCACCTCCTTCACCTCCGGCTTTTCGGGTGGCGTCGGTGATGGCGTTGGCTGCTCAGGATTCCGTGGCTTCGGATCATCTGCCATAGTGTTCTCCCATCCTCACGGCAACATCATCAAGATAACTGCAACCAAGATTGCGATGAAGTACGCCATTGCTTCACTCCGGCAATTTGAATTGCTCGACGGCTGGCTTGAACGGGATAGTTGGGAGCTGCGTGCGCGGCGGCACGATACAACGCGAGAGTATCTCTGTGACGTGCTTCTGATAATCAAATTGGCTTTGCAGCATGTTGTCGCGAAACTCTGCGCCCTTGGCCAATGCGTAAAAAATAAATACCAACATCGCGATCTGCGCGAGGCTCAAGGCCAAAACTGCGGGCTGGGCCTTGAGCCCGTCAATTATTCCACCAGCAACCTTTCCTGCTTCTTCAATTGGACCAGGGTTCATTCGCAATCCCCAAAAGGCCCCCGCCCCTTTTACGAGGCGGGGTAGGCTGGGGGGAGGATCACTTACCGGGAGGCTGCGGCTTGCCGCCACCACCGGGGAAATATCCCCAACCGTATTCGGGGTGCCAACCCCATCCACCATCGGGCGGAGGCGGCTTGCCAACACTCGGATCAGGTGGCGGCTGATCCGGTATCGGCGGCAATGGATGTCCAGCGACTGGCGGATATCCGGGGCTTGGGGGCAACTCGATTCCCGGCGGCCCCCAAATAGGGAACGTCGGCTTGCCGGGCGGCACCTGCGCCCACGGTGGTGAATATCCGGGGTCTACCGGGGGAGACGGCGGAACGGGACCGCCACCAACACTCAGGCTCGGGTCCCAGGCGTTACCGACGAAACTCACCGGCATTGGCGCGTGCATCTTATCCATCGGATAGATCACGCCCGTCATCATCACAGGTCTTGCACTCATCGACTTCCTCCTCTCCTATGCGCTCATCGGCGCGTTAACACTGACTCGGCACGTCCCTTGAAATTATTTCACGATCACCGTGTAGCTATTGTGACTGATGCTGCGCGTCTCGATCAGAAGCTCTCGTCCCCGATCAAACAAAGATTTCGGCAGCTTGCCCTCCTTGATCGCCTTCTTTCGGCCCTTGCGATCCGATCTCAGAAAAAGCTCACGGCAATCAAAGCGCTTGCATACATGAGGAGCGCGACCGTGAATAGTGCATCCACCAGGGCCAAGAAAAATACAGTCGCCATTCGGTCTACGCCTGAGAGCACGTCCGTAGCGCTCGCCAGTCTTTGAATCCTCAATCCACGCCCATGCTGCCTTCGTTGGATCATCCGGGTCCCTGAGCTGCTCGAACTGAGCATACTCCTCATGCGCAAGAGGCACGATCAGCGTTTTGCAACAGAGCTGGCACTTCCCGCAAGGGACTTCTGCCGTCAAAGGGTTCTTATCAACCAATTCCTTGCGATCCACATACGGGAGCACCGGAAGCCTGAGATTGCGTTCTGGTGCTGACATTTTTTATTTCCTCACCATTCGCAATGCCATCTGCCGACCGAGCGGCTCACGCTGATCCTCGATCACGAAGTGCTTCCTGATCTCGCGCATGAACTCCTCACGCTCGAAACCAGGATGTCCCAGGAATGGCGGAAAGAAATCTGTGGCCACGGCGTAGCACGCATCAGGCGCGCCATACATCGCCATGTTGCGGAGGATGTCTTTCCAGCCAATGGTGTGATCCAAACAATTCCAACAGATCAGCGTATCGAATGCGCCGATGAAGTCCGTCAAAATATATTCAGCTGGCAAGGCCCGCACTTCCACGCCCTGCCACCAGCTCTCCGGCGTGATCCTCTGATAATCTGCAGCTAGCGGCTCGATCACCGTGCATGGCGCAAACGGTGGCCGCGGCCCGCAGCCAATATCGAGCACACGCCCGAAGCCGTCGTA